TTTGGGTATTTCTCGACCCCACAAGTTTCAATTTCACCTCCAGTTGGATTGGGGACAACTGCGATGGCAACTGCAACGGCTCAAATAAATTCTAGTGGAATTGTCACTTCAGTGAATATAATTAATTCAGGGTTTGGTTATACTTCAACTTCCCCTGTTTATGTTATTGTAGAATCACCAAGACAAATAATTGAAATTGTAGAAGAAGTCTCTTATCAAGGAGATTTTGGTATTATTTCTGGAATTGGAACTACTACAGGATCTATCATATTTGATCTTTATATTCCAAAAGAATCCTATCTAAGAAATTCGACCATCAATCAAGTTGGAGCCGGAATTTCTGGTTCAAGTGGAATTTCTACTGGTTATTATTTCTATGTGAGCAATACTTCTGTTGGTTCCACTATTTCTTCATTGGATTCTGGAAATAACGTAATAGGTATTTCTACTCAGTTTATAGACAATGTTTATCAGGTAGTTTCTACCACAACAAAGCAAAAAGTTGTAATTGGTGTTGGACTAACAACAGTGAGTGAGGTCGTTGTTAAGGTCAATAATAACTCTTCTCTTGTTGGTGTGGCTGGAAGTGGATATTATGGTGATTATAGTTGGGGAAGAATATATAATGTATCTAAATCTGGATCTAGCGAATTTGATTACTATGCACCAGGAATTACCACTTCTACAGTAATTCAGAGGCTTAATCCTCTAAAATACCTTGATTATTTGGTCTAAATAGCTAATAAAAATCATAACCAATGTCTGCAATTATAACTGATAATCTAAGAATTCTGAGAGCCAAACAGTTTGTTGAAACTGCCGCAACTACAAACTACTACAGTTTTATTGGGCTTCCTAATCCTTCTGATTATTCTGCTGACTGGAATATTTCCCCATTGGCGCCTAAGGATAGTTTTGAGCAAGAATCCGACTATTGGGATACAATGATTGCTCTAAAGAAGATTTTTTCAACTGATGTTCGCCAGGCAGTCAGAAAAATTAGATGGGAAAGTGGAATTACTTATGATATGTATCGTCATGATGTAAGTCGAACAAAAACCACTATTCCTTCTAGAGCGACTAGTTTATATTCCTCTAATTATTATGTTGTAAATAGTAACTATCAGGTTTATATTTGTTTAAACAATGGGATTTCACCAGAAAATCCAGGTGGGAGGCAATCTCAGTTTGAACCAAAATTTACAGATCTAGAACCTAGAGCAGTCGGAACCGGAGTAGATGGTTATATTTGGAAGTATCTTTACACTTTAAGTGCAACTGATATTATTCGTTTTGATAGTATAAACTTCATTCCAACCCCACAAAATTGGGGGGAGGATGAGCAGTCGTTTTTAATTAAGAATAATGCGGAAAATAGTGGTCAAATCAAAATTTGTACTGTTACAAATAGAGGTGATTACAGTAATGTTTCAGGAATCCGGAACCGAGTTTTCCGAAATGTTCCAATAAAAGGTGATGGCTCTGGGGGTCTAGTCACAATCACGTTTAACAATAATGCTCAGGTAGAAAATGTCTTCGTAGCGAATGGTGGACAAAATTATACTTATGGAAGAATTGACATTCAGGCTGGGGGACTCCCAAATCCAACGACTCTACCACAATTTGATGTGATTATTCCACCAAAAGGGGGACATGGTTTTGATATTTATAATGAACTAGGAGCATTTTATGTTTCAGTTTATTCTAGAATTGAAAATGATTTTGATAACCCGGATTTTATCACTGGAAATGAAATCGCCAGGATTGGTATAGTAAAAAATCCTCTTAGATTTGATTCCTCGGAGGTTCTCACAGATGATAAAGTAAGTGCTCTCAATGCAATTAAACTTGTTGGAATTACAAATCAGAGTGATTATCAATCAGCAACCTTCATCCCAGATTCCTTTATCACCCAAACGGTTGGTCTAGGTGTCACGGCTGTTGGAAGAGTGGTATCTTATGATAGAAACACTGGAGTTCTTAAGTATTGGCAAGACAAAACACTAGCCGGATTTACTACAGCAGGAATTCAAACATCAGCGACATATGGTTTTAATCTAGAAAAATTTACTGCAACTCCGGCAACCGGTGGGAGTGTCACAATTTCTGGTGGAAGTATTGATTTAAATATTGATACCTCTTTCGGTTCTATTGCAAATCCTGGCATAACAACCACCATAAATAATAGGACATATAGATTAGGTCAATCATTCATTAATGGCCTGGCAAATCCAGAGGTCAAAAAACATTCTGGATCTGTCATTTATGTTGATAATAGACCGGCTATTACAAGATCTCAGAATCAAAAAGAAGACATTAAGGTAATTCTACAGTTTTAATCATGCCACAGGAAACCAATCTAAACGTATCTCCATATTTTGATGATTTTGATGCGGATAAGAATTACTACAAGGTTCTATTTAAACCAACTCAACCTGTTCAGGCAAGAGAATTAAATAGTCTCCAATCTATTCTACAAAATCAAGTAGAGCAGTTTGGGAATCATATTTTTAAAGAAGGATCCGTTGTAATCCCAGGTCAGCTTTCAATTGATAATCCATTTCATGCGGTGGAAATTGAGCCCCAATTCAATGGAATTCCAGTTTCTGCATATTTTAATGAAATTCTAGGAAAAACAATCCGAGGATCTCTAAGTGGAGTCAGTGCAAAGGTTGTTTATGTTTTAGATCAAAGACTATCAGAAAGAAATAATTATACTCTTTACGTTCAATATCTAGAAAGCGGTGGGCCAAACTTTGAAAACAAGGTTTTCCTAGATGGTGAATCAATAATCACAGAAAATTCAATTACATATTCCGGAATCACCATTCAGGCTGGTCAAGAAATTGTCACAACAATTGCGGCAAATTCAACCTCAGATGGTTCGGCTGTAAATGTCGCCTCTGGTGTTTATTTTGTAAGGGGGGTTTTTGCAAGAGTAAATTCGCAGCGAATTCTTCTTGATCAATATGGAACTCAGCCATCTTACAGAGTTGGCTTCAATATTATTGAAAGAGTGGTAAATGCTCTAGAAGATGAAACTCTTTATGATAATTCTCAAGGTTTTTCTAATTATGCGGCTCCAGGTGCTGATAGATTTCAAATTGAACTAGAACTTAAAAAATATAATATAAATGATAATCCGGATAATTTTGTTGAAATTCTTCGGGTAATTAATGGTCAGCCTCAGTTTTTTGAAAGAAATGCTCAATATAGTCTTATCAGGGATGAGCTTGCAAGAAGAACTGCTGAAACTAATGGTGACTATTATGTAAGGCCATTTACGCTATTCGTAAGAGATTCCCTGAATGATAGGACCTTAACAAATGGTATCTATTTTGAGGAACAAAGAACCGTAAATGGAAATACACCATCAGAAGATGTGATGGTGTATGAAATTGGCCCAGGAAAGGCCTATGTTAATGGTTATGACGTTGAAACAATTTCCCCTAGACTCTTAGAAGTTCCTAAGACGAGGGAAACAAAAACACTAGAGAGGCAGGTTATTCCATATAATGCTGGTCAATTGATCGCTCTCAACAATGTTTATGGGGCTCCTTATATCGGGATTAAGACCGATACTACTGTTAGTTTGATTGATCGTAGACTTGGGGCCAACAAATCAGTTGCGGTTGGTACTACTATTGGTGTGGCAAGAGTTTATGATTATGTTCCTGAAAGTTCGTATTCTGACAATACAAGTATTCTTGATCTAAGACTATTCGATATTCAGACATTTACCAAAATTACTCTGACTACTGAAATCACACAGGCAACTCCTGCACTAATTAAAGGAAAACGGAGTAATGCTTCTGGATTCTTGTATCAAAATACATCAAATAGTAAAGAACTACTTCTTTATCAGGTCTCTGGTCAATTTTCAAATAACGAACCAATTACAATCAATGGAATTGATAATGGAAGACTTATTAGTAGCGTAGAGGATTATTCAACTTCTGATATTAAATCCATATATTCTACTTTTAGTGGGAACACTTTTAATGCGGATCTTGTTTTAGAAAATAAAATTCTTATTGCCCCATCTGGTTCTCTGTTTAATATTACTGCCGCATCGACTGGAATTTCAACAGTATCTTCAGGTCTAAGCACTGATTTTCTACGAACTATAAAGGCAGGAGATGTTGTCTCATACGCTGTTCAAAATCTTGATGATGTCGTTTATAACAGAATAGTATCAATTTCACCAACCGGAAGAAGTTTTACCATTACCGGAATAACAACTGTTCCGGGTATTTGTGATGGAAGACTTCCTTCTTCTAATGTTACAGTAACCAATATTGTAAAACTAACTTCTTCAATTTATTCTGAAAATTCTTCACTACTGACTCAATTAAACCGTTCTAATATCTCTTCTATCAGTCTAGACAATAGCGAAATTTTCCAAAGAAGAGTTTTTTCTAATCAGACTATTACTTCATCAACCATTCTTCTAACAATAACTGATGAGGATGTCTTTTTTGATGGTTTTGATGAGGATAAGTATCTTATTTCATATTCCGATGGGACCATAGAGCCACTGAGGCGGGATAAATTTAGTCCTGTTGGCAATTCTGGAAAGCAAGTGCAGTTTACAGGCCTTACCAAGGCATCTGGAACCGCAACAGTAATCGCAACCGTAAAAAATATTAAACCAAATTCTAAGGCAAAAACCTTAAATAAGGCAAATGTTCTTACTATTAGTAATTCTAAATTAACTTCTTCTGGTATTGGAACTACCACATTAAATGATGGTTTGACATATAGTCAGGTCTATGGAACCCGAGTACAAGATGATGAGATTTCACTTAATGTGCCAGATGTAGTTAGAGTTCTTGCGGTCTACGAATCATCTTCTACTTCTGATCCACAACTTCCGAAACTACAATTTGGATCGTTTAGCGGACAAACCAATAGTAACCAAGACTTGTTTATTGGGGAACAAATTATAGGAAAAACATCCGGAGCAGTTGGTTTAATTATCAACCGAATTGGAGTAGATGAGATTGAATATGTGTATCTCAACACTTTTAAATTTGCAGAAGACGAGATTATTACGTCAAAAGAATCTAAAATTCAAGCAACAGTTCTTTCAAGAACTTTAGGTGATAATAATGTCACTCAAAACTTTATTTTTGATGATGGGCAGAGAGAAACAATTCTAGATTATTCTAGAATTGTCAGAAAAAGGAATGTAATTGAACCATCAAAGAAATTAAAAATCGTCTTCCAAAATTACACTATTGATGCAAATGATACTGGAGAATTTGTATCAGTAAATAGTTACCAAAATGAAGATTTCAAACATAATATTCCTTATATTAATAATGTAAGATTAAGTGATTACATTGACCTGCGGCCAAGAGTTGCTCCATACTCTGCAAGTTCAAGATCTCCATTTGAGTTTATTTCAAGAAACTTTGCGGCTGATGGTCAATATTCAAACTATGTTCTTGCCCCAGAAAATAATCTAATTCTTTCATACTCCTATTATCTCCCAAGGATAGACGTAGTTTTTCTGAATCCTAATGGAACCTTTGAGGTTGTGCAGGGGACTCCTTCCGATACTCCACAACTTCCGGAATTCAAGGCAAATGCTTTTGATATTGCGGTCCTTAATATTCCTCCCTATGTCTATGATGTAAAGAATATTCTGGTCAATATGTCAGAACACAAGAGATATCGAATGGATGATATCTCTCTTCTTGAAGAAAGAATTAGCAGGGTTGAAGAATTTACTGTACTTTCTGCCCTAGAAAGTAAAACAGAGAACTTTGTTATTAAAGATGCTGAGACTGGACTAGACCGATTTAAATCTGGCTTCTTTGTTGATGATTTTAAGAATCATGCGTACCATGATCTTGAAAATCCAAATTTTAAATCTTCAATTGATAAAGAAAAGAAAATTTTAAGACCACTACACTATACAACATCCCTAGATTTGCAACTTGGATCTGAGGCCATTTCAGGTATAGGGCAAACATTTGATCCAAATGCTGACCAGAGTTTTGTAAGTGATCTTGGGTCTATTGGAATTAAAAAAACCGGAGATTTGATTACCCTTGATTATGATGAGGTTGTTTTCCACGAACAACAATTTGCCACAAAAACTGAAAGTGTTACCGCATTCCTTGTTCGATATTGGTCTGGTTTGTTAAATCTAAACCCTCCATTGGATACATGGGTTGATGAAAAGGCTATTACAACAAATAGTTTTAACAGAGTAAGATCAGTTAACCGCTTACCAAATGCTAATATAACGGTTGTTAATAATGTAACAGAAAATGATGTGGTCTTCCGAAAGGCCCCAAATTCTCAGGCCGGTATTCAACCATTTGATTGGATTGGAAATGCCCAGAAAAGATTAGCCCAAGGTGGAAAATTTGATGTTGCTGGAGCGGCATCTCAAGGTAGTAGAAGAGCACTTGTTATTGGTAAGAATTTTAGAGGAGAAACAAGAACTCTTGAAATTGTAAATGGCAATACTATTAGAATCGATGGTCTCCACTGGAGAACCGGGGATCTGGCTCTATTGACCAAATATGTTCCCGCAGATGTTGCAAATCAATTTATAAACAGAATGCAGGCTGGGGGATTTGCAGGAAGAGGTGGAGCACTGGAATTCACCCCACCAACAATCGCAGAAACCAGAAAGACTTCAACTACAACAAAGAGCACTTCCAATACTATTACCACCGTTACCCCAGAAAGAATAGTTGAGCGCGAGACTCAGACATCTTCACTGTCTCACTATACTGAGCCAGTAAGATACCTAAGAAACCGAAACATAGAATTTGTTTCTAAAGGTCTAAAACCAAGAACACGATTTTATCCATTCTTCCAGGGAGTAGATATCAGCAACTATGTAACTCCTAAGTTACTTGAAGTTGAAATGGTTTCTGGTAAGTTTGTTGTTGGTGAGACTGTTGTTTCTGATCCGACTTTTACCAGCCAAAATGTTTCATTTAGACTTTGTACTCCCAATCACAAAGAAGGTAGATTTAACAACCCAACTGAAACATTCAGGTTTAATCCTTATAATCAACAATCATTTGAACGATCATATAGTGAAACTTCTGCTGTTCTTAATGTAGATACTAGATCTATGGAACTTGCATCAGAGACTCGATTTTTTGGGCAGGTTGCTCCAAGAATGAGAATTATTGGAAGAACCTCCGGTGCAGTTGCTACCATTCGACGAATTAGACTTCTTTCTGACAATAGCGGAACCCTAATTGGTTCGTTTAATGTTCCTGATCCAAATGTAAGAGGAAATCCCCGTTGGATTAATGGTGAAAATAATTTTATATTAATTGATACTCCTTCACTTGATCAAATAAAATTAGTCGAATTTATTCCTAATTCAAGAATCAATGAAAGTAGTGCCGAGGCTGAATTTACTTCTAGTGCTATAACTAATATTGCAGAGACAAATATTCTCACTACAAGAAACATTAAAATTATTCCACCAAGAAATATTAATACAACAACTATTACTAATGTAACAACCAATACAACGACAGTTTCTCAAAATGTTGTCCCTAGCTCTGTTCAAATTCAACAACCTTATGATCCTCTGGCCCAATCATTCTATGTGTTTGAAGATACGGGTGTATTCCTAACTTCTGTTGATGTTTATTTTGAAACTAGTGATTCGGATAATGTTCCAGTAACTCTTCAAATTAGACCACTTCTTGCTGGGGTTCCTAGTAATATTGTAGTACCTTTCTCTGAGGTTACTCTTACTCCGGATCAGATTAATCTTTCTATTAATGGCTCAGTTCCAACCAAATTTACATTCCCATCTCCTGTTTATTTACAAGGTCCTCAACAACAAACAGTAAGACAGGCGCCAATTGCAAGCGAATCTTCAGCAGAATATGCAATTGTTTTGATTTCAAACAGCCCAAATTATAGGGTATTTGTTACTGAGCTTGGTCAAAATGATATTCAAAGTAGAATTAGAATAACCAAACAACCTACACTGGGAAGTATGTTTAAGTCCCAGAATGGAACTGTGTGGACACCATCTCAATTGGAGGATTTAAAATACAAAATTTATAGGGCACAGTTTAAAAATGAAGGTATTTTAAAATTCTTTAATCCAAAACTTGATATTGGAAATGGTAAGAAAACCGTCACCGGCCCTAATCAATTTGAATTCCTATCAAAGAGAATTATTGTTGGTCTAGGTTCAACTGGTTATTCTTCTGTGGTTCAAGAAGGTGTCACTATTACTCAGGGTAGTGCTTCGGCTACTCTAATTGGAATTTCTGGTAGAATCACAACTGGCGCAGGAGCCGGAACAACCATAAGCAATGTTGGTTTTGGTTATACTAATGGGACCTTTACTAATGTTAATCTGGTTACAGAGACTGGATTTGGTCTAGGTGCAGTTGCAACTGTTGGTGTAGCTAATAGTGTTATTGGTTCTATTAATATTACTAATGGTGGGATTGGTTATAAGGTGGGCGATTCTCTTCTGATTCCACCTCTTGGACAAGGCCTAGGAATTAATGGTCGAATTACCGTTACCAATATTGCATCGCCTAACACATTTGTTCTCGATGAAGTACAAGGAACCTTTAATGTTGGGGTATCAACGGTCAACTTTATAAATTCTTCTGGAATATCAAGTGCAATTGGAGCAGGTATTACAGTAACTTCCATTACCGAGGATCAATTCTTTGATGGTCTTCACATGAAGGTCTATCAACAAAATCATGGTATGCATTCATTTGAAAATTATGTAGAAATTAATGATTTTAGACCACTTAATTCTGATACTAATTCTACAACATCATCTGAAATTACATCAACCCAAAATACAATTCCACTTCAATCATCAGCTGGATTCAATATTTTTGAAGGGGTGACAGTAAGTCCAATAAATCCTGGTTATGCAATTATCGGTAATGAGGTCATCAGATACACTGCAATTTCCGGGAATACATTAACTGGTGTTACAAGAGCAGTTGATGGAACTCAGGCAATTGCATATGCGAATAATACTTTTGTTTATAAGTATGAATTTAATGGAGTATCACTGAGAAGAATTAATAAAATTCACAATTTTGCGGAAGTAGATTCAGCCAATACTGGAAAATTCCCGATTGATTTGAATAGTTACTTCATTAAGATTGACATGAGTGATACCGATTTTGATGGAAAATCAATTGGAACTAACAGAGAAAACAATCTCTATTTCAGGCAGCATGTACAAGGTGGACAAACCGGAACTGTTATTTCTAATAACATCCAGTACGAATCAATTACTCCAAATATTGCAAGTATTATTCCGGCAAAAACAAATATTTCAACCAAAATTAGGACCTTCACTGGTTCTAGTGTTGGTGGAAATGAAAAGCCATTTATAGACAGAGGATTTGAAATTATTCCCCTTGATACGCAAACCTATTTCACAGAGCCAAAATTAATTTGCTCTTCTGTAAATGAAGAAAGATTTATTACTAACTCTCCTGGAAATAGATCATTGTCTTTTGAAATGCTATTTACAACCGATGATACTAGGGTTTCTCCGGTTGTTGATACAATTAATACCTCTGTTGCTCTAACATCAAACTTGATTAATAATTCAAATGGAATTGGCGAATTAGCAACGTATTCAACCGATACTTTAGTGAGAGGAGATAATGATTCTCACGAGGCTATCTACATTTCAAAACCAACTCGTCTGAAAATCCCCGCCAATGCGATCAAGGTGATCTTAAGTGCAAGTCGCAATGATTTAAATGATGTTCGGGTTCTTTATCAAATTTTCCGAGATGATGAATCCAATGTTAATCCTTCCTTTGAACTATTTCCTGGTTATAAAAATTATGTAGTCGATGGGTTTGGAATTAAGAGAGTTATTGATGTTTCTAAGAATGATGGATCTTCAGATTCGTTTGTCAAAGAAACTTCAGATAGAACATTTAAGGATTATGAATATTCAGTGGATGATCTTCCTGATTTCAATGCATTTGCCATCAAAATTGTCATGGCAAGTAGTAACCAGGCGACACCCCCTCTGATTCGCCAACTCAGGGCAATCGCAACCATTAAACCGAGGATTTAATTATGTCTTATATCAAGGTAAAGGATAATGAACATCTTCTAAGAGATGTAGATTCTAATGGTATTATTAATAACAATACCGAAGAATATAAAAATTATGTTAATGCCTACATCAGGCAGATGAGTTCAAAGGCCAGAATAGAAGAATTGCAAAGTCAGGTTGATGATATTAGAAGTGATGTTAAAGAAATCAAAGAACTAATTTTAAAACTATTAAATAGTTAAAAAAAATGGCAAAACCATCTTCTAGACAAGAACTTGTAGATTATTGCAAAAGAAAACTGGGAGCACCGGTTTTGGAAATAAATGTTGCTGAAGAGCAAATTGATGATCTGGTTGATGATGCAGTTCAATTCTTCCAAGAAAGACACTTTGATGGAGTTTCTCAGACTATTCTAAAATATGAGATAACCCAAGAAGATATTGACCGCGCCAGAGGAAGAACCGGAGAAGGTACATACACCCAAGTTGGTATTGCAAAAACCTATACATATAAAGAAAATTCCAATTATATTGAAATTCCAGATCATATTATAGGTATTAATAAGGTCTTTAAATTATTTGGAAGTCAGAGTCTTGGTTATGGAATGTTCAATTTTAAATATCAACTGTTTCTTAATGACATTTATTACTGGGGATCTACTGATATTTTAACCTATTTTATGACCAAGAGATATCTTGAAGACATGGACTGGATTTTAAGTCCAGATGCTATGGTTAGATTTAATAAAAGAGACTCTAAACTTTATATCGATGTTGACTGGGCAACGGTTTCTCCTGGAAATATTTTACTTATTGATTGTTATAGAGTCCTGGATCCAACTGATTCAACAAAAGTATGGAATGATAGTTTTCTTAAACCATACTTAACGGCCCTCATAAAAAGGCAATGGGGACAGAATCTTATTAAGTTTAGAGGTGTAAAACTTCCTGGTGGGGTTGAATTAAATGGTCGGGAAATTTATGATGATGCCCAAAGAGAAATTGATATAATTATTGAACGCATGAGTTCCTCGTATGAGATGCCATGTTTCGATTTAGTTGGATAATTTATGTTTTATAAATCTCTTTATTCTTTAGTCTCTCAGTAGTTTACCTAAATTAAGAATTCAGTAAAAAATGTTAAATCCATTCTTTCTTCAGGGCTCAAAAACCGAGCAGGGTCTCATAAACGACCTAATAAAAGAAACGATCCAAATTCACGGGATAGATATTTATTATCTTCCTAGAGAATATGTCACAAAAAGAACTGTAATTAGAGAGGTTATAGAATCTAAATTTTCTTCTGCATATCCAATCGAGGCCTATATTGACACCTATGAAGGTTATGAAGGAGCCGGGGTTCTTCTCAGTAAGTTTGGAATTCAGCCTAATACGGACCTAAATTTGATTATTTCAAAAGAAAGATACGAAACCTATATTACTCCACTTTCAAAGACTAATCCAAAAATACCACTCCCAGAAAGACCAAAAGAGGGCGATTTGATTTGGTTTCCATTAGGAGATAGATTATTTGAAATTAAATTTGTTGAACATGAGACCCCATTTTATCAGTTACAGAAAAATTATGTTTACAACCTAAGGTGTGAACTCTTTAGGTATCAAGATGAAATTATTGATACTGGATTTATCAATATTGACGATAATATAAAGGATTCTGGATTCATTGAGGTTTATACAATGATTGGAATTGGATCCCAAGCATCTGCATCGGCAACTATTGTAAATGGTGGAGTTCGGTTTGTAACAATTACAAATAGAGGGGATGGGTATTCTTCCGCTCCTCTGGTTGTATTCGGGGATCCTCCACCGGGAGGTCAAACAGCAACTGGTATTGCAACCATGATTTCTGGTATTGTTGATCTTTGTGAACCTGACGAAACTTTACAGAGAGTTCAGGGAGTTCAAATTACAAATGCCGGGTTTGGTTACACTGTTGCGCCTAGAGTAACTTTTATTGGTGGGGGTGGTGCCGGAGCCGAAGGATTTGCAACAATTGGCGATGGTATTGTTGGAATTGTAACAATCATCAATGGTGGATCTGGATACTCTTCCTCCCCACTAGTTACTTTTGTCGGAGCCGCAACAAGTACTGCTTCTGCAACTTCAGTATTGAATAATGGAGTTGTTTCACAAATACTTGTAAGCCATGCTGGTCTTGGCTATACCACAATTCCACAAGTTGTAATAGGGTCTCCATTTAGTTCTGGTTTTGGAACCTACATTTTCAATGAAGAAGTAGTTGGAAGTGCCTCCAGTATGACAGCAAGGGTCAGAGACTGGAACGCAACTACTTTACAGCTCCAGCTTGGAAATTCATCTGGAGAATTTTTACCAGGAGAATTAATTGTTGGTCAAGAATCTGGCGCATCTTATCAGATCCGCCAGTCTCCAGAATTGTTGACAGTAGATGAGAGAGAAGAGCAAGGATTAATTGTTGATAAATATAAACAAAATGACGATATTCAAATTGCGGCAAATGAAATTCTAGATTTTAGTGAAAGAAACCCCTTTGGTACACCATAATGTTTGAGCACTTTTATTACGAGGCCATAAGAAAAACTGTAATTGCTTTTGGCACTCTATTTAATAATATCTATATAAAGCACAAAAATGATGAAGGAAATGTTGTATCAACTCAAAGGGTTCCCTTTGCTTATGGTCCCACCCAAAAATTTCTGGCAAGGCTTGAGCAATCGCCCGATTTAAGTAAGCCAATTCAAATTACAACCCCAAGAATGTCAATGGAGATTGTTGGGCTTTCTTATGATTCCCAACGAAAAGGAAATACCATGAGGGGATTTACCGCAAAAGATGAACAAGATAAGCCAAGAAAATCATATCTCCCGGTTCCCTATAATGTAAATTTTGAATTAAGTATTTTTACTAAGTTAGAGGATGATATGTTTCAAATTGTGGAACAAATTCTTCCTTATTTTCAACCACATTATACAATTACAATCGTTGCAATAGAAGAAATTCAAGAGAAAAAAGATATTAAGTTTAATCTTGATAATATCTCAATTACTGATAATTATGAAGGAAACTTTGAGGATAGAAGGGCTCTTATCTGGACTTTGAAGTTCACCGCAAAGACCTATATGTTTCTTCCAGTCTCTTCGGACTCGATTGAATCCAGTATTATTAACAGAGTTTCTATTGGATTTGCTGCTGGAAGTGATTCTTCTACTATTTCTAATGATATCAGAATTGCAGTAACACCAAGAGCAACTCAAAATTATACAGGAACGGTGGTTACTAAAGTTTCTAAAGATGTTTTGTCTGGTGATCAGTTTATTGATGTAGAGGAATCTGTAAATCTTACAAAAGATACTCTTATTCAAATTAATAATGAGACTCTTTATATCGAAGAAATTACAGGGACAACAATTAGAGTTCAAAGAGGAATTTTTGATACAAAACCCCAATTACATGTTCTTGGCTCCGATTTATTAAATATAACTACAGTAGATAACATACTCATTCCTCCAAATTCTAATTTTGGATTTCTCTCTGTTTTTAATTAATTATGGCAACTAAAAAATTCCAGGCTCTTAATGACACTTTTGAAATTGAAAGCGAGGTTGTTTCAACAGAAATTGAAAAGGTAGAACCCAAGTCAATAGTCAAGGGTTCTTCTGATATTACAGCAGACTATGAGTATTCTAGGGCCACATTAATGTCCCTAGTCGAAAAGGGACAAGAAGCGATTAATAGTGTTTTAGAATTAGCACAAGAAACTGATTCAGCAAGATCTTTTGAAGTGGTTGGACAATTAATCAAAACTGTTGCGGATGCTACAGAAAAACTTATGGAAAACCAGAAGAAACTTCGTGATCTTGAAGAGGAGAAAACTTCTGGAAATGTAACCAATAATGCACTTTTTGTTGGAACAACAAGTGAAGTATTGAATTTATTAAAAAATGAATTGAAAATTAAGCCTAATAAAACCATAAATAATAAGAAGAACAAGGATCAACAATGAAAAATCTTTCAGAAGACCATAAAGAAATTCAGTCAGGAAAAAAATTAGATGATGAAGGGTATATGGTTAAAGTGGAGATGGATAAAATAGAGCAATCTTTAGAAAAACTTCGGAAGATTATTAAAAAACCGGATATGCAACTTCCAGCCTGGGTGCAGATGAAACTCACAAAATCGAGTGATTATTTGGATATTATTGCTGATTATTTGGCTTCTGATGTAAAAATGGAAGAGAATACTTCATTCACTATTAATAAAGAAAAGCATGAAAAAGTAAAATCTAGCGCAAACAGGACAAAAAAAATAGAAGGACTAACACGATCTCCAAATCCTAATGAAGCTAAAGTGGCCAAAGGAAAATTGGGAACTCAACTTCCACCGATTGTCAAAGAAGAAACATCTCTTGTAGATAAAATCCTTTCTGAAATGCTAGGCGATAAGCCTGGAATAGATATCAAGAAAACAAAATCCTTAGATAAAATTGCAAAAAAACATAAAGTATCTGTTGAATACCTTGAAAAGCAATTAAAAAAAGGAATCAAAATTGAAATGGAGCACACCACTGATAAGGGGGAGGCCGAAATTATTGCTCTTCATCACTTAGAAGAAATTCCTGATTATTATACCCATCTCAATAAGATGGAAAAAAGTGTTGAGATGGAAGAGGCTAAGAAATACATGACCAAAGATGAGGATCCTTGTTGGAAAGGTTATGAAATGGTCGGATTTAAAAAGAAAAGGGGTAAAAAAGTTCCTAATTGTGTTCCGGTGAGTGAAGCGACAACTCGCCTTCCAATGCAAACTGGTCAGCTTCTTAGAGTTTTGGTCAATTGGCGAGGAAAGCATCTATCGGTTCAAATGTTCTTCCCACAACTTGGAACTCCAAAAAGAAATGAGATTGATTATGCGGTAAATCAGATTTATCCAGAAGCTAGAGTAATTTCTTATGTTCCTTGTGAGATGGATTCTAGTACTCCGATTGTTCAGGTTAAGGAAGACTGGCAGAAAGTTAATAAAAAAGACAGAGTTGATGGAATGAGTCAGAAAGCCGTAAATACTTACCGTAGAGAAAATCCAGGTTCTAAATTACAAACTGCTGTTACAGAAAAAAATCCAACTGGTAAAAGAATGCAGAGAAGGACTAATTATTGCACAAGATCCAAAGGTCAGCAAGAAATGCATAATATTAGTTGCTCTAAAACTCAAGATAAACCAATTTGTAAAGCAAGACGCCGCTGGAATTGTAAAAATTAATTAATTATTATGTCTGATAAACATTATATGGGTAATCCGCTCTTAAAAAGAGCGAATGTTGCCAATGAGTTTTCTCAAGAACAATTATTTGAATTAGCAAAATGTGCGGTTGATCCAGTTTATTTTGCCAAAAATTATATAAAAATTGTTAACGTTGATGATGGCCTTGTACCATTTGATATGTGGCCTTTTCAAGAAAAGATGCTCAGAACTTTTCATGAGAACCGTTTTACCATTTGTAAACTACCTAGACAACCATTAGAAAATAATACCCCAATTCCAACACCAAATGGTTATACCAAAATTAAGGACCTAAAAATAGGGGATGTTGTTTATGATCTAAGTGGAAATAAAACAAAAGTATTAAACAAAGTAAGTTATAAAAACACAGAAAAGTGCTATAAATTATCCTTTAAAGGTCAACATTTTGAGGAAGATATTGTTTGTGACAAGGATCATTTCTGGCGAGTTTATATAAATGAAAAACCAATTGTATTAACTGCTGAGCAGATTTCTTGTATTAAAGAAAAAATCACTCTACAAAGAACAAAATTTAATACATTAGTAAATAATTGGAATGAAAATATTGAATTAAAATCAATAAAAGAAGTTAAACCAACTAGTGTTTCCTGTATTGAAGTAGAAAATAAAGACCACTCTTTTTTATGTGGAAAGAATTTTATTCCAACTATTAATTCTGGGAAAAGTACTACTAGCGTTTCTTTCCTACTTCATTATGCTATTTTTAATGAAAAAGTATCCATAGCCATTCTTGCAAACAAAGCATCATCAGCAAAGGATATTCTCTCTAGGCTTCAAGTATCATTTGAAAATTTACCAAACTGGATGCAACCTGGAGTTAAGTCCTGGAATAAAACATCATTGGAATTAGATAATGGTTCTAAGATCATCACAGCCTCTACCTCAGCATCATCGGTTCGTGGTGGTTCTTATAATATTATTTTTCTAGACGAATTTGCTTTCGTTCCAAATAATATAGCTGTCAATTTTATGAATTCCGTATATCCTACTATTTCTTCTGGTAAAGAAACTAAAGTTATCATATGCAGCACTCCCCAGGGATTAAATTATTTCTATAAAATGTGGGATGAGGCAATAAAAAAATTAAACGATTATGTTCCTCTTGAAATTAATTGGAATGATGTTCCTGGAAGAGATGAAAAATGGAAAATAAAAACCATCGCAAACTTGGGTGGTGGAGAAGTAGGGGCAAGAGCCTTTGATCAAGAATTTTCATGTTCTTTCCTGGGATCATCAAATACCCTCGTTTCAGCATCAAAACTGTCATCAATGACTCATAAATCCCCAATAAGATCTAAAAAAGGTCTGGATATTTATGAAGATCCCATAGAAGGCCATCAATATATGATTAATGTTGACGTAGCAAGAGGAGTTGATCTTGATTATTCTGTATTTACAGTTATTGACATAACGAAAATGTCTTATAAATTAGTAGCAAAATATAGAGACAATCAAATTAAACCAATTATGTTTCCATATATCATTAAAGATGCTGGTTTACATTATAATAAGGCATTTGTACTTTGTGAAACAAATGATGTGGGTGATCAGATCGCAACTGGACTTCATTATGATCTTGAGTATCCAAATCTATTGACTTGTTTTATTAAAGGAAGAAAGGGACAGGTTTTGGGGCAGGGATTTGGTGGAGACAGAGTTGATTATGGTGTAAAAATGTCCGCTAATGTGAAGAAAATCGGATCTCTCAATTTAAAAATGTTACTTGAATCAGATAAATTAATCATTGAAGATTATGACACGATCAGCGAACTCTTCACCTTTGTCCAAAAATCAAATACCTTTAAGGCCGAAGAAGGGAAAAATGACGACTTGGTTGATTGTCTTGTTACTTTTTCCTGGGCTTCCACCCAAGAATACTTCCGAGAAATCACTGATGACGATATAAGAAAAAGATTATTTAAAGAAAATGAAGAGCGTGAAGAAGATGACAGTATTTTACCAATAGGTTTTATAGAAACCGGAATAGAGCCTGAGACCTTTGTTGAAAAAGATTTACTCTGGAATGTAGTTTCTCCGGATGAACTTGTTTCTTTGTGGGATTATAGTTATTAAGCTCTCCTTTTTTCTAAATAATTAATAGCAAGTATATAAAGGGAGTACAAATGGCTACACCTCAATTATCTCCTGGGGTTCTAATTAGGGAAGTTGATCTCACAGTAGGTCGTGTTGACAATATTTTAGATAATATTGGCGCTATTGCTGGACCTTTTCCAATTGGTCCTGTCGAAGAAGCAGTAGACATCACCACAGAACAGGAACTTATCAACGTTTTTGGTAAACCAAAAAATGAAGACTCTCAATATGAATATTGGATTTCAGCATCCTCTTATCTATCTTATGGCGGTATTCTTAAAGTAGCCAGAGTTGATGACGACAATCTGGTTACTGCGAATGCAATTCGCAATGCTGCTGGTGTTTCTACTGCCGGAGAACCGACTCTAAAAATCAAAAACTTTGATGATTATGAACTAAATTATGATGATGATCTGGCCAACTACGTCTTTGCTGCCAAGACTCCTGGTACTTGGGCAAATGGCCTAAAAGTTTGTGTGATTGATGACAAAGCTGACCAAATTCTGACTGTAAACTCTTCTACCAGATCTGCCGCATCAGTTGGTTTTGGTGTAACAGTTGCTCTTACTAATCAGGTCATTGCCGGAGCCGGGTCAACTAGCCTCTTTAATGGCCACCTGAAGGGTATTATTACCGGAGTTGGGGCTTCCACTCTTGACGTAAAAATCACCTCGGTTGTTGCCTCTGGTACTACTGTAGATATCCCAGTAACTTATCAGCAAAGAAATCAGGCGGCTTCTATTCTGGCTGGCAATACCATTTCAGTTGTAAACAGCTCAGGTTCTGCTACCACTACTCATACTCTTGCTGCTAGTTCAGTAAAAGACTGGTATGATGAGCAATTCCTTGAGCTGGATAATAGCCGAATTCTATGGAGTTCTATTGCTCCTAAACCAACCACTACTCAGTTTGCCCTAGAGCGTAGTGCCAAAAATGATTCCATTCATGTTGCCATTGTTGACGATAGCGGTAGCGTAACCGGAATTCAAGGTAATCTGATAGAGAAGCATCTGTTCCTCTCCAAGGCATCTGATGCAATTTCTGCAGTAAATCCTGCGCAGAAGAATTTCTGGAAGATTTACATCGCCCAGTTCTCCAATTATGTTTATGCTGGCGATAACCCTTCAGACAATTCTAATCCAAATGAAGTAGTAGTACAAACTGGATTTGCCTCTGGTTTTACTGGTCTTTCCACTTCACAGGGTCAATGGAATCTTCCTGCCCAAGACAAGACCTTCAGTGCCCTAGGAAACGTTACTTACAATCTCTCTGGTGGTAAGAACTACACACCAACTGATGGCTACACCGCAACTCTGGGTGGTCTTGTTAGTGCATATCGCCTCTTCTCTAACCGAGATGAAATTGAGGTTGATTATCTAATTATGGGTCCTGGTCTTGGTAATAAATTTGAATCACAGGCAAAGGCCCAAGAACTGATTTCAATTGCGAATAATCGTAAGGATTGTATTGCAGTGATTTCTCCTCATCGGGGCGATGTAGTAGACATCAGTGACTCAAATCAGCAAACCGATGAGATTATTGAGTTCTTCTCCCCATTGAGTTCTTCTTCCTATGCTGTTTTTGATAGCGGTTATAAGTACACCTTTGATCGTTTCAATAACAAGTTCCGTTACATTCCTTGCAATGCTGACGTTGCAGGTCTAATGGTAAGAACCGCGATTGAACTTTATCCTTGGTTCTCTCCTGCTGGTCAGCAAAGAGGTATCCTAAACAATGCTATCAAACTGGCCTACAATCCAAACAAGGCCCAGAGAGATCGTTTGTATCCTCTACGGATCAATTCCATTGTAAACCAGCCTGGTATCGGGGCTCTTCTGTTTGGTGACAGAACTGCTCTTGGATTTGCCTCAGCATTTGATCGTATCAATGTCAGAAAGCTATTCCTTACTGTTGAACAGGCTCTTGAAAGAACTGCTCAGGCTCAACTCTTTGAGCTGAATGATGCCATTACCAGAGCAAACTTTATCAACATTGTTGAGCCCTATCTAAGGGATGTTCAGGCAAAACGAGGTCTGATTGATTTCCGGGTGATCTGTGACGAAACTAATAACACTCCAGATGCTATTGATAATAATGAATTTAGAGCAGACATTTTCCTAAAGCCCACCAAGTCTATCAACTATGTAACTCTTACATTCGTTGCTACTAGAACTGGGGTTAGCTTTGAAGAAGTGACTGGACGAGTTTAATTATAAACCCATTAACTTAAGGAGGATTTTCTAAAATGTCTACTTTACGCACAATCAACGGTTTTAAATCAGCCCTAAAAGGTGGTGGTGCTCGCCCTAATCTGTTTGAGGTTGAAATTCCAAGTTTTCCAAATTCCCTTAGTGGTATTTGGGGAACAGAGGAAAAAACATCCTTTAAATTTCTTTGTGATGCAACCTCAATGCCAGCATCAAATATTGATCCAATCAATATTCCTTTCAGGGGTCGTATTATGAAAGTGGCCGGAGACCGTACTATTGATATCTGGTCAGTAACCGTAATCAACGATGAGGACTTCAGGCTCCGTTCTGCATTTGAACTCTGGGCTAATCTAATCAACAAACTTGAAAATGCAACTGGCGCTACTTCACCAAATGCTTATATGGTTGATGCCTTGGTCCATCAACTTGGTCGGGGTTCTACTAGTTTTTCTGATACTGCTAGTACTGCCCAAAATAATAGTTCTCTTACTCCACTAAGAACCTATAAAATGTATGATATTTGGCCTTCCAATGTATCAGCAATTGATCTATCTTATGGAACCAACAATGAAATCGAGCGGTTTACTGTCGATTTCCAAGTAAACTGGTGGGAAGCCGGTAGTCCAGCAGATCAGGCAAACAGGCCAATTAAGTAACCTAAATAGGGTGATCTTAAAATTTAAATTATGGCAAAGTTATTTGGTTTCTCAATTAATGATCGCACCGAATTAACCCCAAGTACAATCTCCCCCGTTCCTCAAAATGCCGAGGACGGGGCAGATTATTATCTAACGTCTGGGTTTTTTGGCTCTTATGTTGATATTGAGGGTGTTTATAGAAACGAATTTGAATTAATCAAACGTTATCGAGAAATGGCACTTCACCCAGAGGTGGACGAGGCCATTGAAGATATTGTAAATGAGGCAATTGTTTCTGATACTTATGACAGTCCGGTTCAGATTGAATTGTCTAATCTAAATGCTAGTGATGGTATTAAGACAAAAATCAGAGAGGAATTTAAACACGTTCTAAAACTTCTTGATTTTGATAAAAAATGTCACGAGATTTATAGAAATTGGTATGTTGATGGTAGACTTTATTACCATAAGGTTATTGATCTTAAAAAACCAGAACTAGGAATTCAAGAACTTCGGTATATTGACAGCCTGAAGATGAGGTATATCCGAAAGGCCAAGCAAGATAAGAGTAATAATAGAATTCTTCAACACGATCCTAGAAATAATGATCCAATGACTTATAAGTTCCCCGAAATGGAGGAATATTTTCTTTATAGTCCAAGACCATCTTATCCAAATTCTGGAACCAATATTTCTTCAGCAAGAAATGATAATGATGGTGAAATTAAACTAGCCAAAGATAGTGTAACTTTTTGTACTTCTGGTCTGATTGATCGCAATAAAAATATTACTCTTTCTTATCTCAATAAGGCAATTAAATCTCTTAATCAACTTAGAATGATTGAGGATAGTATTGTAATTTATCGAATGGTTAGAGGGACCGAGAGAAGAATTTTCTATATTGATGTGGGTAATATGCCCAAAGTCAAGGCCGAGCAGTATCTCAGAGAAACAATGATGAGATACCGAAATAAGATGAATTATAATATTGAAACCGGAGAAGTTTCAAACGACAGAAGATTCCAGAGTCTTATGGATGATTATTGGCTTCCAAGACGAGAAGGTGGAAGAGGAACTGAGGTAACTACTCTCCCTGGATCACAGAATCTTGGAGAACTAACTGACCTTAATTATTTCCAGAGAAAACTTTATAAGTCATTGAATGTTCCGTCCTCAAGAATTGATGGTGAAAGTGGTTTTAACCTAGGTAGGTCTTCAGAAATTCTCAGAGACGAAGTTAAGTTTTCAAAGTTTGTGGGGAGACTTAGAAAACGATTCTCTAGGTTGTTTGTGGACCTCCTAAGAACTCAATTGATTCTTAAGAATATTATTACTCCAGAAGATTGGGCCGAGATGAGTGAGCATATTCAATTTGATTTCCTTTATGATAATCATTTTGCAGAACTCAAAGAATCTGAGCTTCTCACCGAAAGACTGAATATGGTCTCAATGGCCGAGCCTTATATTGGAAGATTTTATTCCCAGGATTATGTTAGAAGGAAAGTTCTTAGACAGACTGATGAAGAAATTGTTGAACAAGATGCTCTGATTCAAAAGGAAATTGAGACCGGAGTTATCCCAGATCCTTCTATTCCTATTGATCCAGAAACCGGGCAGCCTCTCGCAGAACCACCACCAGAGGAAATTGAAGGTGATATGGGTAAGGTTCCAACAGAACCAGAAGTCAAAACAAAGGCAGTAGAAATGCCAAAAGGTGGCGACATCTAAATAGTAGCAGTTCATTATAAACAACCATGGAAGAACTAATTAATGCCATTATTGAGGATGAATCTCCTTCTGCTATCAGCGATGCAATCAAAAATATTCTTTCTGTCAAGGCAGTAGAAAAAATTGATGAATACCGGCCAGAAGTTGCTGCTAGTATGTTTAACGTAAATGAGTGATCTTTCAGATTTCTTTAAACTAGTATCTGAAGAAAAAAGAAAGGCCAAGGAGGAATTGGATGAATTAATATCCAATTCCTTTGAAGAATCTTTTGTTAAACCCCTAATCGAACAGAAATCTAGACCAAAAAAGAAGAAAAAAGAAGAGACATCTTTTGGTCAACCAACTCTCATTCAAAAATCCCTGGGGCTTCTTGCGGAACCAATTAAAACAAATAATTCTGATCCGTTAACTCCTCTTAATCAAAACTTTCTTACTCTAGAAGAATTCCAAAAGCACTATAAGATCTTTATTGATCGGGTTCAACAACAGCTCTCTACCCTAGGTGGAGGTGGTGAAACTAATCTGACTTTTATGGATGTTCCAATGACATCCGTAACTTCTTCTTTTTATCAAATAGTTCCACAAGACTATTATATTGGAGTAAATTTCTCAGGTGCAGTAACAATTGTACTTCCTAAAGCCGAAAGAGAGGGGAAGATTTTTGTTGTAAAGGACGAGTTAGGAGAAGCATCCAAAGGAACCAATCGATACATCACTATTTTACCATCAAGTTCAGATTTAATTGATGGAAGAGATCGGGCAATTCTTGCTTATAATTTTGGATCTCTTACCTTCATTTGGAGAAATAATTCTTGGAGAGTCATCTAAATGTCACACCTTTATGAACCATATAAACCTCAAGATGATGCTTTTGGTAGGGCAAGAGTTTCTGAGCCATTTACCCTAGGTGATTATAAACATCTTTATTCAATTGATCCAGATTTTATTGATGTTTATTCTGGAATCGGCGCCACATTGACTTTTAACGTCAACCAGGCAGCCGCGAATCTTCAATCTGGTATTTCTACTAATGGTTATACAATTCATCAGACAAAAAGATATCATCATTATATGCCAGGTAAATCTCAATTGATTTACTCCTCTTTTAACTTTGGACAACCTCAACAAAATGTAATCAAGAGGACCGGTTATTTTGATGATAGGGACGGAATTTATTTTGAACAGGATCAAAATGGAAATCTTAATTTTGTAATTCGTTCTTTTGTTAATGCCGGTATTGGTAATTCGGAAAGAAGAATTCCACAATCTCAATGGAACAAAGATCAACTTGATGGAAGTGGCGTCTCTGGATTTGATTTAGACATTACAAAAACTCAACTTTTCTTTACCGATTTTGAATGGCTTGGTGTTGGTAGAGTTCGTTGTGGATTTAGTCTTGATGGTAAGAATATTGTTGCACATGAATTTTATAATTCTAATAATGTTGATACCGTTTACATGTCAAATCCCAATCTCCCAGTAAGATGTGAAATTAGAAACACTGGAACTCAAGTTGGTGCTGGGGGGTCTTTTATCCAAATTTGCTCTACTGTGATGAGTGAGGGTGGTTATACAGAGGCTGGAAGAGAATTTTCTCATGCAACTTCTTTAAGATCTGTTGGTGTTGGATCAACAGTTCCTGTTCTGGCAATTAAACTTAAAAATTCTTTTAAAGGTTATCCAAATAGAGCTACGGTAAAATTAGAGGATATTTCAGTTTTTAGTGTTGGATCAAATATAAAGTATGAGGTAGTAAAAATTAATAGTGCCGTGGGTTTGAGTACAACCGGGACCTGGATTTCTGAACACCCCGAATCTGTTGTTGAATACAACCAAACTGCAACCGGAGTTGGAACAACTCTATTTGAGGATTTTATGAGTGGATATGCTTCTGGTGACAGTCAAAATGTAAATAAACCAGCCGCAACTTCTTCTAACATTCAATCTGGCCCCACATCAAAGAAAAATTTCTTGTCTCAGAATTATAATTCAACCAATTCTGAGATTTTTTCTGTAATAGTTACCAATATTGGTTCTAATTCAACAAATGTTGGTGT